CTCTTCATCACATTGAAGAACATCGTCCATCTCATTCTTTAGTGGTTTGAGACCTTGGTATTGATTCCACCCATGTTCTTCGAGTTCTTCGCGTGTAAGTTCTCCGCGATAATACCGCATCTTAGTTCTGCGCAAGCGATAATAATCTGCCTCCGCCTTGCGCAACTGCAGTTTAGAATTTGATAGTATGTTAAGATACTTAGAATGCAACTCTGGGGTTTTGGTTGATTCTGGACCAAGATTTAATTGGTCGATCTTGCAGTCTTTAGTCCATGACTCTTGAATTTCAGATAGTTTCATAATGCCCTCAATAGAAAAATAATATAAGTATACTACGATTTGACTCGAATGTCAAGCTTTAAAGTGCCGCAACTGTATATTGGCGATATTTAAATGCAGCATTACCAACCAAGTAATCTGCTCTACCAGAACTGATGTCGAAGTCTAATGCCTCAAGACTAACTGGGAACACATCATAGTATGTAATTTTAACATTCGGATTGTTGTCTGAGTCAAGAATGAAGAAGTCTGCGTCTGAGAAGTTGCCTAGTGCGCCCAGACGTTTATCTGAGATGGCAGGAAATCTATAACGTTGCGATTCATTCCAGTTTTTATATTGATCTCTAGACTCTGGGAATCCAAGACCAATCATCCAGTTGTATAATTCAAGATAGTTGCTCATGTTCTCTTGAACAAGAAAACGAATTACTAAGTCACCATATGACAATTTATCTCCAGGAACTGGGATATCTGATAATGGTGTTTGGAATGTAGGTGAACCAAGTTGTATCGCAGGAATGTTTGCTGCTTGACAGAAGTATGATACATTGGGTAGATTGTGGACCTGAAATTTAAATCCATTTGGTTTAAGATAATCGAGATCGCTGGGTTGTTGATTTACCCAGTTTGCTTCTGTTACACCCAGTGATGTTTTTAATACCATGTTACCCTCATTTGTTTCATACTATTTATAATGAAAATGGGGAGAGCATTTCTGCTCCCCCCAGTTTCTTAGCAACCCTCTCTCTAATGGAGAGGTATCGATTACATAAGGTTAGTAACCTTAACGCGACGATAGTATTGGTTACGGTTAGAAGTGAAAGTATCACCGTCAGTTGTACCGTTCGACTGAGTTACGAATGGGTTAGCGATCATCCCGTAACGAGTCTTGAAACCAATTTTTGGTTGGAAGGTGTTAGGATCGATAGCACGAACCATTTGTAGTGGAACGTATGGGCAATAGAAGATACCAGCGTCATAAGCATTGGCACCCTTGTAACCAACAACATAGAACTGCGATGCAGCGCCAGTGTTTGCTGAGTAAGGATCTACGAATACTTTGTAACGACCGTTCAGCGTACCAACGAAGGTATTGCCTGTGTCATCAACTTGAAGAGTTGGCGAACCAGCAAGTGCAGCACCTGTATCAAGCATACCTGCCATTGCGAGAGCAGCAGCAACATCTGACGAACAGATAATGAAGTTACCCTTACCACGACGAGTGTCTTGAGCGATTACGTTAGCGTCACGTTCGATGTTGAACAGAAGACCCTTGAAACGCTCAACTGACCAACGACCGTTTGAGTCAACGTCAAGATCGAAAGTACCAGCAGTTGCAGTCGAAGCGGCACCTGTCTTAGCAACTTTGTAGATCGTACGGATAACTTCGCGGTTGATTTCAGCAAGAATTTCTTGTGAAAGGATATTCGAAAGTTCGCCTTCAGCGTCAAGACCGTGAATTGCCTTGAGATCTTGAGCAAGTTCGACAGTGTATTCTGCTTTAAGAGCACGTGTCTTAGCAGTTACAGTTGTTTTCTCGATCGAGAATGCCATTTGGTTGAAGTCAGTTCCACCAGATTCGCCAAGTTGTTCGGCATCAACTGTTGCAACACCAGTACCTGTGGTGTAAGAACCATCAACTGGGTTTGAACCAGCATGAGTTCCTGTACCCGAGAAGTCTGTATCTGCTTCATTGAAGAGTGCTTCCGTACCCGCTTGGGTAGTGTAAGCTGACTTCATTGCGAAGATAAGACCAGTTGGACCAGTCATTGGCTGAACGCCAGCAACGTCATATGCCATCAAGTTAGGCAGCGCACGACGAACGAGCGAGATTAGGATTGGATCGTAGCGATCGATGTCGGACGCACCAGTACCAGCGATGTTGTTTGCTGGAGTTTCGAAAAGAGCAGTGCGCTCTTCGCGAAGTGCCTTCTCTTGGTTCTCGAGAACTACTGCAGTAACCGCACGCTTGTATTTATCTGTGATCTGGCCAAGTCCGTCATGATTGAGAACTGGTTCCCACTTTTTTGTTAGTTGCTCTGAAAGAAACATTTAGTTTTCCCCTTTTAGGTTTTCAATAGATTTATTTATATAAATTTAATTTTTAGAAGCAAGTACGTCAAGTGCCTTGATATACTGACTTACGGTTGATCCTTCGCTGAAGTCATTGTCAACTCCATCGTCAAACTTCTCTTCAGAAAGAGTTCTTGTCTTGGGGAAATAATTTTCCTTGATGACATTCAACTTCTCTTCAAAGATATCTGCATTCTCGAATTCTACATCAGCGACCAACGACTTGAATTTCTCAGCGTCTGTTTTTGCAAGACCTTCAGCAACTACAGAAAGAACACTTTCCTTGTTGAGTTGAAGATTAGCATCGTGTAGTTCTACATTAGCAGCGATTGCTTCATCCAGTTTCGAAGAAATTTCTTCAATCTGTGATTGCATTTCACCTAGAACATCGTATTTGTCTTCTGGGACATCAACATAATGCTCAGCGAAAAGTGTTTTTAGACCTTCGATGAAATCTTCAGCAATGTCAGTACGGAGACCGTTTTCTACTGCCAATTGATTTTCTTCGATCCAATTTTCGATTACGTAACCGAGATAAGAATCAACCTTCTCTACGAGTTCCGACTTATACTCTTCCATCAACTCAGCAGCTTCTTCAACCAGACGGTCTTCAATCAAACTTACTTCGTTGGAAACTCTCGCAACAACCATTGCTTCGAAAAGCGATGATGCCTTGTTACGGAAATCTTCTGTTAGATTTTCATTGCCATCAAACAAAGATGCTAGATCGGCAGCGAAATCTTCTTCAAGATCTTCATCTTCACCATCTTCTAGATCTTCATCTTCTTCTGGATCATATTCTTCTTGATGAACATTGCCCTTTGAAGATGCTTGGTTTACAACCGATGTTGGATCAGCAACAGTGGTAAAGTTTGGAGCAGCACCTGCGCCTGATTGTGAAATCTTGCTCTTATTGTCAGCAATTGGCGACGCTTCTTTAGCGCCTGGATTTTCAGTTTCCTGATCACGTTCGCTTGAAATAGTTGCGTCTTCCGACGATCCCTGACGTGGATTCTTTGTGTCGCCTGCAGTTTTTGCAGGGATAGAAGTATCCTTACCCTTTGCTGCGCCCATCGGACCAGCATTTTCCTCGGATAATTGCTTTTTATTAAGCAACTCTCTGATTTTGTTTTCTACGTTCATTTGCTTCTCCTAGAATTCGAGATTATATAATATTTATAAAACTTTTGTTTTACGGGAGACACGATTTAAGAAAGATTCAAATACTCTCAACTTCGCTTCTTCCAATTCTTTTCTTGATGCTTTCTTGATAAATCGCTTAGACATGTCGCATGCTTGCTCTGTCCACACACCATTAACCACGACCCATTCTTTATTTTCCATGATGCCCTGAACAAATGCATCAGGAGCAGAAGGATCTGCTACAATGTCAGCAGCAGTAGCAAGGTAGAAGTCGTCTTGAACTTCATTAATACCTTCTTTATTTGCTTTCAATGTACCCATACCACGGGAAGAAACACCAAGTTTAGCGCCACCCTCGATAAGACCTTTAGCAATATTACCCATTGGAGTATCCATGAGTTTTGCTTTACCAATATAATTGTCACCGTCTTCTTTGAGCGAGACAATCATGTGCGAAACCCGATCTAGATTGATCGATGGACCATCTGGGTGACCGAGTTCTCCGAGAGCACGATTCGATCTGACATAACTTTCATTATATCTTTCGACTTCTTTCGACATAATCTCTTTTGGATAAACACGACCATTGCGGTTTGCCAAATTAGATTGCAGAAACACACCCTCAATGAAGTGTGTTTTCTTACCATTGGTTTCTTCGATTAAAAGGTTTACGTCTTCAACGACTTCAGTAATAAGTTTCATTATCCTAGATCTCCTTGGTTCTGATGTTGTTGCGAACCATAACCAGAAATCTTAGCGAGTTCCAGAACTACAGATCCAGTGCCTGATGAAAAATCTACAACAATATCTGAACCGTTTTCTTCATTGTCCGACCACCCCATGAATTCCATTTTGCCTGACCCTGATAGATAGTATAGAACTACACTATTCCGAGTAACAGTAGCAGTGGTGGCTACTGACAGCGCCCAATGAAGAGTGCGAATGTTTGCCTTTGGTGAAGACTGAGTTTCTGAAGACTTCTTCAGATCAGTTGCAAGTGCAATGGTAGCGGATCCCGTGCCACGCACTTTCACCACACCATGAACCTGTGTTAGTTTTAGAACCGCTTTAGTCGCCATCTGTTATTCCTTACTGGTATCTTGCTTTCTTTGCATTACGCAAAATCTTGAAATCGTGACCGTCAACCTTACCATTCTTATTCGCATCAATCTTATGTTGATCACCTTTTAGTGCTTCAGATTTTAAAGAACTTTGCATTTCTTGCTTCGTTCTTTTATGCTTTTTTTTAAAATCTTCATGTGACAATGATTCCATGTCCATTGCCAGATCTTTCATGCGACTCTCGTCTAGGTCAACTTCTTCTTTTCGCATAGAAGAACGATTCTTGCCAACAGTTGCACTCATAGTGTCTGTTTTTGCTGAATTTCTAGCATTGTTAAAATGATTGCTTTCTGAATCTTGATCATTTTTGGCAGCAGCATTCTTGGCTTTTTCTAGATGACCCATAACGGTAGCACCGTGGACCTTGACAATTGCTTTCTTGACTGCAGCAGCTTTCTTAGGTTCTGGTTTATCTCCAGCGCCAAGAGCATGGTCTGCATATTTGTTATACAAAGTGCGAATGGATAGATCGCCTTCACCTAGCATAATTGATTCGAATAAATCGTAATCGAGACCTTCGACTTCTTCATGGATATGAATTTCGTGAGTGTCTCCATAACTTGTCGCTTTGCCTTTAACTTTCCAGTGAAGACCGTCGATCTTTTGTTTATGATTATCGTATTCATCTCTTGAATGATTATGCATTCCACCAGCGTATTTTAAATGTTGATCAACCGCTGAATGTGATTTCGTTGTTTCAAGACCCGAATAATGTCCGCCTTTGCCATACCGATTTTTGGTTTTGTCTTTGGTGTTAATTGTTGCTGAACCATCAGAATGATATGTTGCTTTAGAAACTCCCCTCCACCCCTTTACTGCTTTTTTTGCAGCTTGGTGTGCTTTAGAGTTCGAATCGAAATTTTCATTCGCTTCGTCGAGACCTTCGACTTCTTCATTCATGTTAGAATGTTTTTTCTCTTGATTCTCGATATGTTTTGGATCGTGGTGACCAGAGTAAACTGCAATATCGTCTCCATGATGCCCATGAGTATGTTCCATTGTGTGGATTGTGCTACCACTTGGGTGGTGATAGATCTTGTGCGTTGAACCTGCATGCTTGAAAGTGTGCACAGGAGCACGTTCGCTAGCAAACTTATGATGCGCAGATGTTGCTTCTTCACCAGCATCACCATATGTATCGTGCGTAATGTGGTCGTGGTGTGCAGGATAACTTCCATTATCCTTTGCTTTGATCAGTTTCTTATCTTGTTCAAGATACAATGACCGAGTATCATTAACTCTTTCCATTAATTGTTTAAAACTAAGCATCGTCTTCTCCTGTAAAGTCTTCTTCTGATTCATCTTCAATGTCAGTATCAGATTCTTCTTCAGGTTCTGATTCTTGTCCGTTGAATACATTCATGGCAATTTGCTCTCTATAAGCATCTAACGCAGCACCTGCTTTAATGTCCATTAGACCATTAAATACTTGTTCTGCGTCTGCTAAAGTGCCGCTTTCAATGTTATTTATTAGATCTGCTACATTGTTTTCCATAATAATTATCCTTGTTCTTGTTGTGGTGGTTGCTCTTCTGCAGGTGGAACTTCTGGCGGATT